GATTCCACCATTGGTAGGACAACGTTACAGAAAATTCCTCAATAGTATCATTTGAACCCCAATCTACATCGATTGGAGTTACATCTGTTGGGAATAAACCAACAAACTTATACTTCTTCAATGCTTTACCGCCTTTAGCAAACTGAGTAACGGAACCGTCAACAGTATAACTTGTAGGATTCAAAGCAGCTGGGTTACGAATATTTAGTGCATGGGAATTGATACCAGCCATCCAACGTTCAAATGCGTTACGAACAACGAAATCTTCATCGTTAATAACTGTAATTGTCCAGTCTTGGAATGTTCTGTTACCCACAAACTTCAATTCACGACCGAAGTATTGAACAGGAACAACACCTAGTGTTGCACCTGGTAGTTGAGCAGTCTTACACATGAATGTAAGTTTTTGCTGTGCGTTCTCTGGTAAAGCGAACGCAGGGAAAGGCATAGAGACCTCGAATAGGTTAGGACGTGCGCCGTCACCAACCAATTGGGATCTAAATTCATTTACGTTAAAAGCCATTTAATTTCTCCTGTATTCTTATTTATACTTGACGGCCAACGATTTCATCGAAGGTCACGCCAGAACGTACAGCAACAAAATTCAACTGAATAAAATTGACAGAACGAGAAGGCTTGATGTAAATATCACCAACAAATTCGTTACGGTCAATAACTTCAGCAGTGTTATTTCTTTCATCACAAACAACACGGAAATCGGTAATACCACGGCGACCTTGAACATCACGTAAGAACGGTTCAACTAAGTTAACAAACTGAGCACGTGTAAACTGGTCATTGAATTCAAAGATTGAACCGCGAGCAGCTTTAGCAATTGCCTTTTCTAATGTGATAAACAATCTACGAACGTTAATACGGTCAAATGCTGTTGGGCGAGTTAACAATGTTTTATCACCAAACAAGATTGTGCCTTCACCTTGGAATGTAACAACTGGGTTAACACCTTTAATGTATAAAGAATCACGGTCAGCCTTAGTAGGATTCCATGCTAATTTAACAAGGTTCTTAATCTGACCACGGTTTGAACCGGCAGGTGAGAACCATGGATCACGTTCTAGGTCAGTACGAGCGCACAGACCAGCTGTGTCACCATTTAATGGAACCCAACGATATACGTCATTGTACTTATCGTATTGATATTTCCAACCAGAATCCATAACGGCATAGTCAGAAGAATTAACAGTTGCACGATATGTAAGAATGTCAGAAGTTTCTGCACCAGAATTATCAACAACGCTGGCAAATGAAGGAGAAACAAACACTACACAATCTTTACGTACACCAGCAATATTGTCAATTAAGTAATTAGAAACTGTTGCAGTAGATGGACCAGCAATAACTAACGAAATATCAATTGAGTCTGGATTTGCACACTTACTGTATGCTCTTTGAATGTCGCCAGCAGTTACAGTACCTACAGCACCACCCGATAAACGATTGCCTATTCTAGTAGTTAGTTGTGTAAAAGCTGTGTTAGAAGCTGTATTACCCCAGTTTGTTGCATCTGGATGAGCCATAGAATAAATGTAATTTGAACGTTGGTTCAATATTTCTTTATAATAGTTTGTGGAACCATCTGCATTTTTAGCATCAGATGCTTTAGAAACAAAAGCAAATTTTTCTAAAATTGTATTTGCAACGCCAGTAAATTTAGCGCCAGCATCTAGAACAACAATGTGTAATTCATCATTAGCACCGCCTACTGTAGAAACATATACAGAAGTTCTTGGTGTATCGGTAAAGCTACCAGCATATGCCCAACCAGTGTATGTGTTAGCATCAGCAACTTCAACGCGGATTGAATTGCCTAAATCGCCAGCATATCTTGCTGCAAAACGACCGTATGTGTTTGCGCCGCCAGAAAAATTATCATTATAATCATCTTCACTTTTAATTAAAACGCCGGTACCAGCAGTTGTTGCGTTTAATGATGATGTAGTATTCGCAGCACGAACTACTTTAAGGTTATTGGAATAAGCAAGAAAGTTTGCAGCTGAGAACCAGTATTCATAGTTGTCATTAGTAGGATTTCCAAATTGGTTCGCTAAACGAACCTCATCGGATACTGTGACTACTTGGTCTACTGGACCCCAGGCAAATTTTCCCGCAAAAGCGCCTGTTGAGGTCGCAACGGAAGGCACAACGGAAGTAAGGTCTACTTCGGATACGTTAATGCCAGGTGAAAGCTGAAATGCCATGGATTTCTCCTTTAGTTATATGTAGAATCAATTCTTTTCATATGATTCTCTATTTAGTATTTTTACAACCTCGATGAAAGATAACCTTGAGGAAGCGTCTTTTCTTCTGAATTATTATTTGACCAAACGTCACCAGAATCTACAAATGTTTCGTCCTGTTGGCCATCATTAATGAATCCTACAGGCAACATTTCTTCTTCAATCTGTTTAATCTTCTGTCTGTACATAATCTCACGAAGGTTAACATCCGTGATTTCTTTAAAATAAGGATTGGATGTTAGCCAACCAAACAGAACTAGAGGCATGACCAAATCGTCATGGTATCCCTCATCGGCCGCATACGAACCCTTACTCTCAATAAACGTAGAAATTTCTGATATTACATCAGAGTCAGGAATTAACAGTTTCTTTTCTTCTAACAAAGACTTGAAGTTGAAACATCCCATGCGTTTTACCTTTTTATCGGTATTTACACCTAGTTGAGTTTTTCCTGCACCTGCAAAACCACCAGAAATTCTTTGTCCTTTGGCATCTCTCTGAACAAACAATATATTCTCATACTCATATTCGTGATAAAGAATGTGAGCCACCTGTTCAGAAGAATTAATTTCAATTAGGACATACGCATCATTGAATTCTTTAGCTAATCTATATATCACCGATGGATATAGCATCGGCGCAATCGTATTATCTCTGTACTTGCCAACCATCTTGTATGGTACTTCGGTAACATCAACAATAACGAAAGCAGAATAATCGCCGCCAACACCTTTGGCAGTATCGGCAACTATAACATATGTATGTCCTTTTTCAGCCATCTCATATATGTCCAGACCATCTTTGGAATAGACTGGATCATCGTAGGACATTTGTTCGATAACGTCTGAACGGATGAGTGTCAGCGCAGAACCTAAGAACTTACAGAGCACCTCTTGATTGTACTTGAGGTCGCCCAATTGGCGTCTTTGTTCGTCTGCCCATTTCTCATCTCTGCCTGGAATCTCCCAATAAGGAATAAACATAGGCACAAAATCGTTACGTTTGTTCATTGCATCATTCCAAAACTTCCAGAAATGGTTATAACCAAGTGGTGTAGAAGTAATTAGAATCTTTGTGGTTTGACCAGCAGAAATAACTGGATAAACCGCAGTAAAGAACGCATCAGCAATATTGTTTGGAATAATTGACGCTTCGTCAATGTACAACATGTTAACAGACTTACCACGAATACCAGAAGCCGTTGTAGCAGAAGTAAAGACCTTTGAACCGTTTTCTAGTTCAACGTCACCTTTGTTCCACACTTTAATACCTTGTTGCATCCAAATTGGTAGGTACTCATACATCAACTGATAACGTGACATAATCTCACGAGCAGTAGTTGATTTGTTAGCGAGAATAGCTACCGATTTAGATTCTTGGAATATTGTATACCAAAGAATGTATGCCGCAGCAGAAGTTGTTTTTCCTTGCTGACGACCTTCCATAAGAATAACCTTTCGGTTATCATGGATTAATTTGATTTTTGTTTTTTGACAATCATATAACTTGAACGGTTGAATACCGTGGTCAAGTGTAACAATCATACAATAATTGTCAATGAAATAAACCGGGTCTTGAGAACATTTATAATACTCTTGTATTTGTTCTTCGGTAAATGATATAGTTGTGCCAATCTTTTTTAAATTGGCATTGCCAAGATAGTTTGTATCAGACATTATTCAGTAAAACTACGAAGCATCCATGCGTGTTTTTGATGTTGGTCTAAAAGGTCTTGCAAGAAGTTACCAATAGCTGGTTCATTTGCTTCATCAGCAGCAACAATGCCTGCACGTAAATGAACCATAAATCGGTCATTATCTTGTTTTAAAATACTCATCATTGTAATTGCACTTGGAATATTTTCTGTTTCTGTAATATCAGATAACTCCAACATTCTAGATAAAGATGTGGGCGCAAATACACCAAGCGCACGAAGTTTTTCAGCAATAGTGTCAACGTTGCCGTAAATTGATTCGTATAGGTTTCCTAAGAAATCATGGTACTGAGCAAAATCTGGACCTGTTACATTCCAATGGAAAGTATGTACCTTAAAATACAAACCAAAATTTGTACCCAAGATTACTTTCATTTGTTGAATTAGTTGTTCCATTTTATTCCTTATTTTTAATTAGTTTCATCAGCTCTGCGGTTGAACCAACAAAAACTGCTTTGTCAATATTTACGTCTTTAGAAGATTCTTTACCTGAAACAGCCTGCAAATCTTTTTTGCGTTTTTGTAACTCTAGTAAGTCCTTATTTAGGTCTGCCATGTTCTTTATAAATCCTGCAGCAACCTCATACGCTCTTGGATGTTCTGATTGCTTTGCAACCTCAAGAATCTGGTCAATAGCATAACCACCTTTTTTGATTAGTTCTCTAATGTTTTGTCTGGCAAATTCAGTATCAGAATCAACCAAATCTAAAGACGTATTTGTTTCGGCAACAATCACAATATCAGTATTAACTTTTGGTTGGTTGTTTATTTCAATTGGTTCAACGTCAAAAATTTCTGATAATTTTTCATTTATATTATTCATCATTTAAATTCAGTTATGGTGTCAGAAAATCCAAATTCATCATCTGGTCTTGAATTTAATGGATCAGATTTAGTAACAATTTGTACCGATTTTAAAGGTTTTTCATCTAATGTTTTAACTTTGTATACAGCATTAGAGTAGTCACCAACAACAACATCATTGACTTCAAGTAGATTGTTTAGTTCTCCAACAATCAAAATACCTAAAGAATTATTACCAAAATAAATTACCTTGCCTGTTGTGTCTTTGTCAGCAACTCTAATTGTTTCTGCGGTAACAAATATATTATTACCATTAGCATAGTCAACAGCAACTTGTTGTGCTGTCTTTTTTTGGTTATCGGTGTATATGTTAGTGATTACAGAACCATATGCGTTAGATGTATTACTCCAAGCACCAATTAAACCTTTTTGGTTAGTCTTAACCGGTGGAAAAATATAACCTTTAACTGTAAAATCTAAATCCCAAATAATCAAACGAGTAGAAGACATATCACCTTCATACTCAGTAGAAGTACTTACTGAATTTAATATGATTGGCATGTCATAACTTTTGTCCATCTCAGCAATAAAGTCCACGGTAACTGTAAAGTCTGGAGTAAAGAATGGTAGAATCTGTTCTATGATTTGTGTGCCGTCTTCCGTATTTCTAACGTAGATAGACATTGAAAAGTTAAAATCATATGGCACAGGAGCATATTGAGATTTTAGTCCTGCATTTGTAGAGTAACTAAAATTTTGTAGTGTTGTTACTTGTTTTCTCGAAGTGTCATAAGACAAACCTTCAAGATTAAAAGATATTCTAGGAACAGTAGTCGCAATAGATTTTGTTAAAGTTGGATCTGATAAAATACGTGTCATGTATTTTTCTTTTGAACCATAGGTCAAAGGAACTTTAAATCTATCTTGCTCTTGTCCTTGTTTGTTATAACGAACAGTAATTATGTCATTAAACAAAGTGCCAAAGGCAACAACAATCTTACGAATTGTTCGGTTATTAAAAGGATTATTGCCTAACATTATGCCTCACCAAACGGATTTTTTTCTGTCCAATCAATAATTGCATCAGACTCAGTTTCAATACGTGCATTATCAACTATATCTTCAAACGCATTATTTGTATTATATGTATCAGACGCTAATAGTATTGTTGCTGTGGCACCTGAATCAACACCACGAATACTACCAACAGTAAAAATTCCATCAACACGATACACATCAAGATGTGAATTTGGTTGGAAATTATATACAATAGCTTGTGTTGTTGCGTTTGCTAATGAATTGCCCACATATACAATTTCGCCATTTATAAATTTACCACTTACAGTATCTAATGATATACGAATCTTTGGATAACTTTCGGTGATTTGTTGGTCAATTTCTGTGATACCAGTTTCAATAATTTCATTAGAAAATACTAACTGTTTAAGTTTTAATGAATAAACATAAACGTTGCCACCACGGCCACGACCTAATGTATAGAACATTGCTTGGTCATTTTCGTGTTCAACAAAACTAATCTCAAAGAAATTTTGTATAAAAGGAACGTAAATTAAATCGCCTTCATTTGGTCGAATCTGTGTTGGCACAGTCGCAGCAAACCTTCTACGAGATACTAATAGTGTCAGTTCATCTCTGATTTCTAAACCAAATTTGGAGATGAAATCTTGTTCGCCTTCCATACCTGTAACATTTTCAAGGTACATTTCTAATGGATAGGCTTTACGGTATTCTTTTACTGTATTCTCACCATATAACAAATCGTCTTGTGACGTATTCATCCTAGGCATGTAAAATACATCCATGCCATGAATCTGCATAGACTCAATAACAAGGTCTTCAATCAGAAGTTGTTCTGATGTTATTTGCTTCGCAGGAAAATTATTAAAATATAGATTCGTTGGCATGTATTAACCAATAAAAATTTCACTAGGTTGACTACTCATCGTATACATTTCTTCTTCAATCTTTTCAATTTCATCGTGTGCTTCTTGCATAATACGTGGACCATCCAACGTAACACCGCCGGGCAATTGAACGCCGGCAAACTTACTTAGGTTAGAACCCCATTGATATTTAATTTTTTCAGTAGCGTATTTCTTTAACCAACGGTCATCCCAAACTTCAGAAATACCATCTATAGTCATAGCAACATTAGAACCATTTGCAGATGGAGCATTAATAACAATTAATTGTGTTGGTGATAAAATATTTTTGACTTGCAAACTCTGACTTGCAAAGTTAACAAAATCTCCTTCAAGTATTTCTTGGTCAAACTTGGTATTTGTACCATTAATTGTTGTGTTGCCACTTACCAATTGTGTGGTACCGGTAAGTGTACGATTATCGGGTTGTAATTTTCTATAACACTCCATAACAACATATTGACCCAAGTTTACATCTTTTGACCAATCAACATCAAGCATTAATCTATTTTGTCTACGATTAAATCTGAACTGTGGAGTACCAGAGAACAATAGATTTAATGTTTGAATATGTTGCATTGTAATTTCATACGACACATATGATACAGAAGTAAAGTCGTATAAGTCATGTAAACGTAATTGATAACGCAAATCAAACATGTTTACTGAAGAAGACGAAGCATCAAACGGCATTACACTAATAACCGAATTTACGGCATCAGGACAATAAATCCAGCGGCGGTCTATGTCTTCTTGAGTAATCTTGTGCTTCATATACATTCTTTCGCTACCATCATAATGATAGTCATAATAGAACGCTAAAGCATCATCAATACGGTCTTCTACTTGGTCGTCATCAACGTTAATGTCAATAACTGGCCAACCTAGTCTACGTAGGCAATATTCTTTAAATTGTTTTCTTGTTTGTGGCGCAGCCATATATTAACCTCCAGGACCTGTGAACAGATTACCAAAGAACATTCCTTTACCAGCAGTCATGCCGCCCACAGCACCGTTAGCAGCTTCTGTAACACGACCATATTGGTCAACAGTAATTGTAGAAGCAAAGTATGTTTTAGCATTTACTCCAGATATTGCTAATCGTGCAACGTTTAAAGTTCCTGCATTTATATTATTTGCGTTTTGATAAAATGCTCCAGTTTGTCCATCCAACACGTCAGCATCTAGACCAGAGCCAATACCATCAACTGTTAATAAAAAGTTTAATAGTTGAGTGTTTGAAATTGCACCGGTTTGGCCACCAACTGAAATAATTTTTGCATCAGTATAAGTTGTTGAAATTGAAGTACCTTGCCAAGTACCTGTTTGTACTGTGCCAACGTTAGATGTAGTAGCAGTTATAGAAGAAACTTGGAGTGGTGCTAAACGGAAAGATGCGTTAGATGTGTCAATATAAATTGAAGCATCAGGTTCTGGTTTATAACCATCAAAAAATTTCCAAAAACCATCAGATTCGTCACGGAATAAACCAGTATGCTGATAAGTGCCGTTACTATAAGCAGCTACAACTCCTAAATCGGGATGACCAGTGTTTGCACCATGATTCAGATAAATCAGGTTATCTACAATGGACAAATTATTAGCAGAAACTGTAACAGTTGTTCCAGAAATGGTGAGGTTACCTGTAACAGTTACATCACCAGAAACTGTACCGCCAGCAGAAGCAAATCTTGTATTTGCAAAGTTATAAGCACTATTAGCAGTAGTATACGCAGCTGCTAGATGAGCTTCTCGTGCTAAAGGCACACCACCAGGAGTTGAACCATCATGTGCAACTAATATCTTTTTATCAGTATCGTAGCTAATCTCACCAGACGCACCGGTAAACGCAGTAGTCTGTGATGTATTACCTCGTCTAAGTTGTAAAATTGTTGGCATATATTTCTCTCTTTATCTCTATTTATATCAGGTGTTCAGGTCAAATGTGACGTAACTACCAACTGGATCCATACAATCATAAACTGGCGTAATCAAAACACCAAAAGCGTCTACTGCTCGGTCGAAGGGAGTTTCCGCGGTAACATTATCAGGACCTGTTCGTAAGTCTTTACTTGATAGTGTACCATAAACTGTAGTTAGTGATGACCTTGGATATCCTGAGCTGGCGCCTGAAGAAGAACCTATAGACACAGCATTTGCAAAAGTAATTCTGCCTTGAGTGTCAATTGTAATAATAGGAACTGAATTTGCGCTACCATAAGTTCCTGCGTTAACACCTGTACTTGTTAAACCTACATTAATGCTATCTGCGGTAGAATTTGCTAATAAAGTAACACCGTTACCAGACGTTAATGTTAAAGTCGATTGTTTATTAGGAGCATCCAATAAAACACCATTGACTGTAACATTTGAAAAAGCAAGTTGGGATGAACCGTTTGCTATATTATAAGCATTTTGAGCTGAGGCGATTGCAGCGTTTGCTTGATTAAATCCACTTTGAGCTGATGTTATTGCAGTATTTGCTTGAGTAAATGCGGCCGATGCAGAAGTTTGAGCAGTTGATGCTGTAGATTGAGCATTATTTGCTGCGTTGAAAGCTCCTGTTGCTGTGGCTTGAGCAGTTGATGCGGCACTTCCAGCCGTACCAGCATTTGTTGAAGCGTTGTTAGCTACAGTAAATGCTGCTGATGCTGTGGTTTGTGCAGTATTAGCTTTATCAAATCCTGCTTGGTCATATACTGAGTTAGCAAATGACGTACTGTTTAAACCATCAAGTAAGTCAGCATCGAGACCTGAACCAACACCATGGTTACCAGCATGCCATACAGTATATTCTGTACCGCCTGTTCCTGATGTTGCATCTTTAAACGAAATCTTAACACCATTTTTATATGGCGACTGTAGAACTAAAAAGTCATCAGCGTCATTAGCAACACCAATAACCATTTTATTAGATTCGCCAGTTGAGCCATCGATGCCCATTGGATGAAACTGAATGTAACCAAAGTCTGTTGGGTGGTTAATGTTAACACCATTCTTCTCTGACTGGAAGAAAATACCACTACGACCTACATCGTTACCTTTAAGAATGATGTTGGTGCCGTTTGCTCTCCAACCTGCATAGTCACCACTGCCTGGATCCAAGCTACCTTCAACAGTAATACCACCGAGTGATACTACGTTACCTGCAAATAAATTACCAGAAACACCAACACCGCCAGTAACTATTAATGCTCCGGTTGTATTCGAGGTAGATGCTGTTGTATTAGCAACTACAATCCGTGTTGCTGAGTTTACTGTAAGTACTTGTGCAGTATTTGATAATGCGTTTGTAGCAGTTGTCTGTGCGGTATTAGCGGCCGTAAATCCAGCAGTTGCGGTTGTTTGTGCCGTATTCGCAGCGTTAAATCCTGCTTGAGCAAAGGTTGAATTTGCGTAAGATGTGCCGTCCAGGCCATCAAGTAAGTCTGCATTTAAATTTGTTACTACAGTAGTGGATGTTACACCAAAAGGAGCTGTGCCTGTTGCTTGGGTTGAAATGAATCTAGTTGCTGTTTCTGTGCCAAGTGATACTACGTTACCTGCATATAAATTACCAGTAACAGAAGCGCCGCCTGCAACTTGTAGAGTGCCTGTGGTATTAGAGTTTGCTGCTATGTTATCTGTAAGCGATAACTGACCAACAACTGGTCTATTTGGCAATGTAAGAATGACAGAACCAGGAACTGAAGTGCTAATATCAATCTTGTTATTAACACCAGTGATTTGATTGTATCGTAAAAAACTGGCAGGATATTGATACGTTACACCAGCAACGTTCATGTTTACTGTATCGCCAGACTGGCCTAAACTGATAGTGCCGCCGCCTGCAGCACCAATCGTACCACCGCCCATGAATGACCAGTTAACGGCCATGCCTATTGTACCAACTTGAATATCTGTGGCAGTATTACCTAGTTCAATAACACCACTAACAGAACTAATCTTTAGGTTGGTTCCGTTAGCCGTGATACTACCTACCAAGTCAGCGCTGGTATTAAAAAACTCTAAAGGAGTATTGTGTAGTATGCGGTATTTCAAAACTTAACGCCTTTTACTAGATTAGATGGAGTAGACAACGGCATCATATGTTTAATATCGTTGGTAACATTGTGGTATTTATTCACATCAAAAGTGTTGCCTAAAGTAACAATGCTTTGTGGATTGTTAGTTTTAACATACGCTCTTGCATATCTGAAATCAACTGATTGTTGCATAGCACGGCCGCCGATTGCCACGTGAGCTTGACCTGCAGCTGCAGCAAAGTTTGTAATCGTTGTTGAGTATGTTACCCAACCACCATCAGAAGGAACTGGCAATAAGAGTGGAGAATAACCAGACACCCAATCCCCATTCTGAACAACCTGTAAATACACTCTGCTGTTGTTTACTGGCCCAGCTCCTAATCGGTCAAGTCTAAATGGAAATCTATATTGAAATTCAACATAAATTTGGAAAGATACCGCTTCTTTACAGTATACGGTAAATTGCATCTTTGGATAATACGAATCATCTGTTTTTTGATAGAATCTAATAAAATCCCAATTTTCATTTCTAACAACAGAGTGATACACTACACCAGCGTAATCATATCCTGCTCGCATGAAATCTTTTAGATTATAAAGTGGAGCAGAAGAATCTGCGGCAGTATTATACCAACCAAGATAACCTTCGTTTCGTTGCCAAGACAATCTTGTACCTGGATGGTCAGCGTGAATATCCATTCCAACTGGCGCATAAGCATTTGATGCTACCCCATTATTATAAATGGCATTTGCTGCGGAATATAATAAATTGAATTCGTTTTTTAATGGTATGCCAACAAAATCACCAGCTAATGAACCATTTCCTGGAATAAAACCTGGTATTTGATAAATGCCATGAAGATTATTTCTTCTAAATTCAACAGGAGTTGGACAAGCCCAAAAATCACAATCATAAACAACCATTACATCCCAATGTCTTGATCCAGCTACTTCGTTGTAATTTGTAACTTTATTCTGCAAACCTTCAGGTCTAAATCTAAAAAGACTATTCATCTTCATATTATAGACTGCAACACCTTGACGACTATTAACATAATAAGGCCTAAAATCTCTTACGTTACCAACATAACCATTTCTACAAATAACTGAACCTTGTTGCATTGTAAGGCCGTTTGCATCAGAGTTATTATAACCAATAACAGAAATGCCTTCAACAACAGCTGGATTCCAATAATCTTGTTGTGCTATATCAACACCTCTATTCCAACTACTGCCTGATATTCTACTTGAACCAACATTAAAGAATTGCCAATTTTTCATCAATCTAATTTGACAAACGTTGGTGCCTTGGTTGACTTTAAAATATGGTTTTTGGAATTTTGTACCACCAGTAGTCTCTAAGAATCCTAACATTTTAAAATTGCGGTTAATCTTGACTACTGATTCACGGCCTTCAACATAACCATAATTGATTGGCCTATCCAAATACAAAGTGTTACCAACTTTATTTACAATAGTTGAATGGGTATTTGATGTGTGGAAATAAGTGTCAGGATTTTGACCCGCTTTAACTGCTTGATAGTGATGATAGTCATCAGAGCTAATATAGTTAGCATGACCTAATACAGTAATTATATCACCGTTGGCAAAGTCTGAGGCATTGTTAACTACAATAGTGTAATTATTAGATGCAAAGTTATATACACCTAAATTAATAATTCTATTTAATGTTGGGTTTGCTGCACCGTTGTGTCCGTTGAAAACAAACTTTACATATCTGTAAGTTTGTGAGCCTGTAAAATAATGGCCCATCTGTTGATACCATTGGAAACTATCACTCTGCGGATTACAATAACGTTTCACATCATCAGTTGGGCCATACAATACTGTCCAAGATGAGTTGTCATTTGATCCTTGAATTTGAACGCCTCTAAAACCAGCACCAAGAGCGGAACCACAATCGTCCATACGTGGAGTAACTGATACGTGAGTAAAGGTTTGTGACTGTGCTAAATCAACAGTAATACTTCCGTTAGCGGTAGTGCTTAAATCTAAATAAACTTCGTGAGCATACTGAAATGAATGTGTGCCAACGTTCCATAAATAATCAGATGTATTTGTGCCGTTATATTGGAGTGGCATTGGCCAAGAATTGGCAGAATACAGACCACGATAGTTGAACATTAAGTCATCGTGTGTTCCTGGACTTGTAACTTTACTTGCGATTTTTAAAATTCTTTGGCCAGCAGTGTGAGTATATTCTGCACCAGATTCATACACAGTATCTTCTAGTGTAAAGTTATCTGTTGTTGTTATATAAAGGTCTTGTGTTACTGCTCTAATGCTAAATGATTTAACTCTGGTTGAAGTGTTATTCCAAGAATACCAACCAAATAGGCCACGATGAGAACCAGATTCATCAAATCTTTCGCCAACTTGTTCGCCATTAACAAACGCTTTAATAATACCGTTACGAACTTCAACTCTTTCAGTATGAGGTCCTTGCATTATGGTTCTAAATGCAGGTTGAATAGATAAATCAATCCAGTTATCAGTACCTGCATAATGATACTTTGATGATAGTGTTAGGTATGGCGTGGCACCAGCGTCTTTGCCACTAAAACGGCCTGTCATTGTGCCGTTTTGTGGGTTTCTTGTTCCGTTTCTAAATGCCGGGTCGTAATTAAACAATAAGCCAAATTGGTCTGTACCTCTTGAACCCGTTGTGTATTGGTTTAGAGGACTAATTTCAGCTTCAATAATTGCTTCACGGCGGAAATGTTGTTTATGTACAATGGTACTATAGTTATTGTTTACAGCATAGGCACCATAAGCATCAATTGCCCAAGCGCCGGTCGATGCTGAATAATCTGTTAAGAAATCTGATAGTGTCGAACCTGTTTGAAAGTTATATGTGCCTAAAAGAAAATCAGATTCTTTTACATCTGCTAAAGTATATTTGACGTTATTGATTACAACTACATCACCAACTTTAAAGTTTAATTGGTTAATAAAAGAATCTTTATCTACTGTCAATATCTTTTGTGAACCAGAAGTTCTTGTTGCCTTAATTTTAGCACGAGCGCCATTACGTCTTGCAAGCGCAATCTGATTACCGACTACACCAGCAACGTCAAATCCTTCATCTCTAACTAAGCGCCAATCGTTGGCAATATCACGATAAGGATAATAACTTACTCTCGTGTTAGCATAAGATGTGTCATAGATAGCAACTTCATCACCTACTGCAAATGAAAATTGGCCAGGAGTAACGTTAATAATTGCATCACCAATAGCAATCGCAGAGTTTACAGTTGCAAAGGCTCTTGTTTCTCCACCATCTACATCTAAAATAGACATGGCATAATTTTCTGTCTGCAAGTAACCAACACCACTACCTTCAGCACGGTTAACCATAACTGTAGAAACGTTGCCTACGTTAGCACGACCAATAAATCGACCATCACGAATTGTAATCCAATTGTTAGCACCTAAGTTACCGCCAGGTTCAATATTTAAAATACCGCCGTTTGCAATAATTAAAGTAGAAACGTTCGCTTGATAACCAGCAGGAATTGTAATTGATGGTGCAGGTGCGTATACAAAGTAACCATTACCAATAACAGAACCATAGTTATAATAGTTTGTTGGTAAATTCTGTACTACAGTTGAATACTTCCAATTACAAAGTGGGTCTGTATAGTCAATTGAACAACCAGTAAATGTTGTGCCTGTCAATCCTGTATACAATACTTTTACATAATCACCAAAGTTGGTGTATGTGTAAAAATATCCTGTTGAAGGAAAACCAGATGTTGAAGCTACAGTAATCGTAATGGTACCAGACCATTTTGCAATGTTGCCTTGATTAATTGTGGTTCTTGTAGATGTAATTGTTACATCATCAGCATTATTAGGAACAACACTGCCTACCCATGTGCTGTTTGCAGACCAGAGTATTCTTGTGTTTGATAGAGCAACGTCTGTGTTACTGGATATTGCTGCCATTACTTCTTTCCAATTCGTTTAATGCAAAAGTCAAATCGAAGATAGTTTCTTCATACTGGCGCTTCTCATCGTCAGAAAGTGTAGATTCTGCCGTATTAGTTTTGTCAGCCAATTCTTTTTTAATCTGGTCTAAAGTGGCAACAAGTTCTTCTTTTGTAATATGAATTTCTAAGTTGGCTTTTACATATGAACCGTCATAGGTAAAATTCCAATTATTCAATATGTGTATGATACTACGAAGGTTTGGATTAATTTTATCTTGCATTTTATTTCTCTATTCTAAATTCAATCATTGAACCAATAGGTATACTTATAGAAGTAACAATAGCTGTTGTAGTGTTTTCTGTATAGTCTAGGTTTCTAACCAATTTGTATCCATCAACATAAACGTCCATAAATGTTTTGCCGCCGGTTGTCAAAGTATAAGAACGGCTATTGCCAATAGTGTAAACTGTGTTAGCAAGTATTTTAGAAACTAAGGTGTTAGCTTCAATGACGGCGCCAAATGCAGCTGTAGTTTGTATAGTACCGTCAACGAATGTAATACCATTACTTGTACTACCAGTAATTATGTGATTGCCTGTGTATACGTTACCCACAACACCAAGGCCGCCAGAAACAATTAATGCACCGGTTGTATTTGAAGTAGCAGCAGTGGTTCCAGTTACAGTAATTGGGCCACTATCAGAAATAAACAGTCTAGATGTACTAGCTGTCTGTAATGACATGCCGTTAAGGCCGCCGTCACGATAGATTCTAGTACCGGTTGAACCGCCAAAGTTTATATATTGGCCAGGTCCAGTATTTAAATTACCTGCGTAAATATCACCTGAAACACCAAGACCACCAGAAACAACTAATGCGCCGGTTATATTTGAAGTTGAAGCAACAGTTGATGGTATATTTACTTTACCAGCAGAACCTTTTGGTATAATACTTACATCAACGTTGGCATCAGCGCCGCCGGCTCCAATTGTAACTGCATTACCTGTCGTATTACCAGATACTTGTACAAAATTTACGCCGCCACTTGGTGCAGATACAGTAAAAGCATTTGCACTATTTGCTGTGATACCAACCACGCCTGGAGTTGGTTGATATATGGATTGTCCTGTACCAGAGAAAGTATAACCAGTATAAGTAAGTCCTGGTGAATTAGGTGCTGTAAAACCAGCGCCGGTTGATGCAACTCCACCACCAAATGTCCAAGAACCGCCATATGTTTTTGTAAATGTGCCATCGCCCAATACGATAGTGCCACTATTACCTGTTGTGGCCAATCCATTATTGATTACTAGAGTACCGCCAGTACTGTAAATGTTTCCTTGCGTAGCAATACCACCAGCAACTACTAATGCACCAGTTACGTTTGATGTGGTTGCGGTTGTGTTGGCAATTACAACACGAGTTGCTGAGTTTACTGTAAGTACTTGTACAGTATTTGATAGTGCGTTTGTAGCGGTTGTCTGAGCGGTGTTTGCAGCATTAAAAGCTGCAGCTGCTGTAGTTTGAGCCGTATTGGCTGCAGTGAATCCAGCCGTTGCAGTTGTCTGTGCGGTGTTTGCAGCATTAAATGCCGCAGATGCTGAAGTCTGAGCCGTATTTGCTGCAGCAAAACCAGCCGTTGCGGTTGTCTGTGCAGTATTGGCTGCCGTGAATCCTGCTTGTGCAAATGTTGAGTTTGCGTATGATGTACCTGTAAGGCCGTCCAGCAAGTCTGCATCTAGACCTGAACCTATACCTTGATTACCTGAGTGCCAAATTGTATTAGCACCCCACAATAAAGGTCCTGCACCAGCACGACCTAATGCTTCTGTACTTGTTGAACCAAATCTTAACCAAGCATTAGCACTATTTTGAAGACCAGCAAGTCTAACTGTATCAGCAACGTTTACATCACCTAACCAAGCATCATCACCAATACGGAAATTTGTACCTTGACCATTGTTAGAAGTAACAATAGAGTTGAAAGTAATTTGACTTGGTGATGTAACCGCATTAATTAATTGCGTGTTAGAGATAGCGCCTGTTGCACCAGCAACTGAAGTGACTGCACTGCCGCCAGCACCTGCGTTAGCAGTATATTGTCTTGAGCCATCAGAGAACTGGACAAAAGCATTGGTAGTAACAGAACCACCGACAGTAAGAGCGCCGGTAGTTTTATTAATTGAGAGATTCGCAGTCGAGCCAAGTACACCTGAGTCGTTGAACTGAATTTCACCATTCAGACCAGCAGGACCAGGATACTTTGCAAAGGGCGTGATTGTGCCCGATGGTGCTTTGTAAAAAAGTTTACCATCAGCAGTGTTAATGGAAATCTCACCGTTCGCCAAAGACGATGGTGTATTTCCAGAAACCTGCGAAACCTTTATCTCAATTGTTGTATTTGCCATTAGAACGCACTACCGTCATCCGTTTTTTCCGTAAATGTACTAATAGTAGGTTCAGATTTTTTAAGCACGACCGGTTCTGGTACTACCGGTACTTCAAGTGTTTTTGCTAATGTTGGGTTGATTTTCTTCAACTTACTTACCGCAACATTTTCTTCAAGAATTTTGATATAGTCTTTTAGTTCTGCAATCTCATTGTTTTTACCTTCAGCCAAATTGTTTAATTCGGCTTTCTTTTGGTCACTAAACAACTTAGCTTCAGATTCTTTTTGATTTCGCAATTCCCGAATTTCATTTTGATTGGCTTCAACTTGGTTTTTTAACCTTGCATTTTCCGCCATCGTATCATTTAATGCCGTCTGAATTCTACTTTTTTCTTCGTGAGCTGAACTATTTTGTTCCGCCTTTGATTTGTAAACCTCTACATCTCTTGCTTGATTGCTCATTGCATCAAATTCAGATTGTAGAGTGTTTAACTTTTGTTGCAAATCAGCCTTTTCATTTCCCGAAGCTTCAGTTAATTTTAACTGTGTTTGAAAAACGAAGTTCTGCTTGATAACCGCCATTAGGTTTTCAAGCAGAATTTCCTGATAAGCATTTGAAAATTCCACACTCATAATAACTCCTTTTCACGTTAATAATATATTTAGAATGTTCCACCAGACAGATGTGAGAAAGTAGGAACTCCTGATGCGTTAATTGTCAAAACGTGTCCTTGAGTAGATGAAGATGCTGTTGTTACAGCACTTGTGCCTTGACCTAATAGAACACCGTTTGTAGTTAGTGTTGCAACTCCGATACCGCCTCGGTCAACACCTAATGTACCAGACGTAATCTGTGTGGTGCCGATTGCAATGTTAGAACTGGTGTAAGCAGTAATTTCACCATAAGAGTTATAAGATAACGCTGTAAGTGTAGTAGCAGCTGATAATGTACCAGTTGGTGTAGTTGTTGTATTTGCTTGTGATGCTAAACTTGTACCGTCATAGATAACTCTTTGACCAGTTGTCCATGATGTTTGGTTTGTACCGCCACGAGCAATTGGTAATGTGCCAGAAGTAATCTGTGTGGTGCCAATCGCAATGTTAGCAGCAGTAGAACCGGTGAATCGGCCATAAGCATCAACTGTAATACCAGTTAATGTTGCAGATGCAGCTAATGTGCCTGTCTGTACATATGTGGTATTAGCAAGTGTTGTAAGAGCAACAGTACCTTG